TATCATGTCAGGGAGATTAGTCTCCATTCTCTCTTGAGCTGACATAGGATTGAAAGAGTCTGGACTTCTTCCTCTTATTTTCGGAGTTCTAAATACTTCCGGTGTCTCATCTCTCATTTCTCTTACCGCCTGTGTTGCTATAGGGCCAGATAGAGGAACCCCATACTGACTTACCATATCTATACCTTTTGCCAGCATAGGATCTGCAAGATCTTTACCTCTAGACCTAGCCGACCATGCCCCACTCATAAGGGCTCCAGATACTCCGGCAGCAGGAGATCCTGACCCTACTCCGATTGTTAGTCCTGCTAGTCCCGATTCTGCCAACATCTGAGGAAGATTAACTCTCTTCAGATCTCTATGGCTTACCGTTTGTAGCACCTCATTTATTTGTAATAATTGGTGAAGTCTATTATTCTGAGCTGAATAGTACTCAGCCGCATCCACGACATTTCCTCCTATAGATACGTCAACTCCCTCTAATCCTTCTTTTATAGCTTTGTCTATTTGACGTATAAGCCCCACTGTAGTTTCTTTCTTTAGAGCCGAAGTCTCATCCATGTTCTTATAGAATTCCTTAGACGATATATTTTTACTTAAGTTTTTCTTAAGGTTGTATAGGTCTTTAATCGACATAGATTTAGAATCACTTTTAGAAATTATAGACTTTAGAAAATCTTCCACCTCTTTAATCTTTTTCGGTTCTATAGGGACTCCTGAAACAGGGTCTAGCATTTCCGAGGAAAGCTGGTATGAGACAGGGTTAGTAACTCTTTTATTTTTTATATCAGGGGACATTGAGGAAACGTCATCTATATGCTTAGCTAGTTCGTCAGAGGCTTCAGATATTCTACCTCCTGTTTTAGGGGAAGATTTTAAAGATACAAGCTCTGGGAATAATTGTTTTCTTTCGATACCAGAAGCTCCACCTAAAACTTCTTTTAGCTTTTCTGGGTTATTGATATACTTCATTATATCATCTTCTACTAGTCTAGCTCCTAGAATGTCTGTGTTCATTCCCTTTTTCAGGAAATCACTAGTAGACACATACTCGCTAAGTACCCTAGAGGCTGATTTCTGAGCCTTCGATCGTATTTTTCTTTCAATAGGCTTGAATATTTTAGTTACTTTATTCACTATTCCGGGGCCATAGGATAAAGGATCAGTTGCCATTTCGGTAAGAAATCCTCCTACCGCTTTGCCTACCTCATTCTCTACGCCAGCAGCTTCCATTATATCAGAACCCTTAGGCCCTTCTTCTACCCCTTTAGACCCCTTCTCTCTAAGTCGATCTATCTGTTCTCCAGCACCCTGAAGGAATCCAGAGTCCTCTTTTAACATACCCTCAACGCCTCCCCTTACAATAGATCCGGGTACGTCTAAGGCTTCTGCTCCTGTACTGAGGAACTCTCCCATAGCTGAAGGGCTTGTAATATCCATAGGATCTACGGCAACAAGACCTCTGTAGCCTTGAGCTTTAAGAGCCTTATTCTGGAGATGCTTTCTCTTCTCTTTTGGAGTTAGCGCAGTATATTTAGGCATATTAGTCTCTCTCGTATCTATTAGTTTTAGGGTTAAGCTTTACTATATTCCCTTCTTCATCCCTAGCGTATTCAGGAAGATTAGCAGGGTTATTAATAGCTTCTTCCTCTACATCTCTCTTAGCGTTTATAGCAGGGGCTCCAGTATCTTTTACGGACTCCTTACCTCCCAAAAATGGGTCTAGTATCTCTCTAGCACTATATCCTCTATATCTCTTCTCAGAGTTTATAAAAGCGTCAGCCGTATTCTCTAGCTGTTTTCTAGAGTACTCTTCCATGACTTTAGCTACTATAGATAGATCCCTTCTATCGTCATCAGATAGGGTACCTTTTGTATATTTCTCTTTCAAGGCCTCTAGTTTTCTAGGAATAGAAGGAGATCCTGAGAATCTCTCTTGCTCAGCAGCAGCCAAGTTACCAACTTCTCCGAACATTCTAGGAAAGATGGTTTTAATACCAGCATCAGAGATAGGGTTATTAGCTTTCAATAGGGATAAGGCTCTTCCTGTAGAGGATACGGTTTCCCTATTTTTATTAAAAACTTTATCGTCTAGTACAGAGTCTCTAAATCTAGAGATGTCTTTCTCTTGTTTTACCGTGTATTTCTTACCTGAAGAAAAAACAGGTCTAGCGGAAGCAGTTGACCCACTTATAGAGGCTAACTCTCCCGTAGTAGGATTTTTAGTTATAGATCTTTTATATCCTGTAGTGTAGTCCGTGAGAGTTTCTTCCCCCGTCCTAGTATCTACTTTTAGATACCCTATAGAGCCATCTGCTCTTTCTATGGGCTTGTACTGGAAAGACCCTCTTTTTGCTTGGGAGTCTTTTTTAGAAGTACTAGCAGCTTTTCTAGAAGCCTTGCCAGCATCTCTTTCATCTTTATATCTCTGCATGAGCCCTTCTGATCCTGCTTGGGCTCCAGCTCCAATGTCTCCAAGGAGAGCACCCATAAGTACAGGAGCAGCCCCTACCCAAAAGTTGGGGTATTCTTTAGTTACGCCTTTTAGGCTTTCAACCCCTTCTTCTAGACCATTTCCTATAACCCTTCCAGACTCTTCCGCAAACTTAGCTATTCTAGTTCCTGCGGACTTAGCAACGGTTGTCATATCTTCTTTAAAGGCTATAGCGTCTTCTTTTACATGATTTGCAATCCCTTCTAAACTAGGTGGTCTTTGCTCTCCGTCTATATTTATAGGATCGCCAGTATTGTCTATTACTTCAGCAGGGACAGAGGCTAACTCTCTTAGTTTCTCTGGAGTAGCGGTGTCTGCTATATCAGAATTTAGCATAGGATCTGGAATTTCTGGATCATTCTCCATAACTCTTCTCTTATACTCTTCTTCCCCCATCCAATCTGGTTTTTTAGGGAGAGATTCTTTCAGAGAGTCCATTAGTTTAGCGGCCATTACTATTTCCTATTTCTCTTATTAGCTTTGATTGTTTTGAGCCTATCTGTCATATCTTTCTCAGCAGTGTCAGCAGTACTCATTATAGTTTTTAAATTAGTTTCTAAATCTTCACTATAGTTAACTCCTTTTGAGCTATATATAGGGTCAGATTTAGTTACAAGAGCTGTACTGCCTTTTGTAGACTTAGCACTCTTAGTACCTTCCATCTTCATCTTAGAGGCACTCTTGGTGCTAATCATCTTAGAGTAGTTTGGCATCTTAGTCTTAAGAGCCTCTCCTTGAAGAGCTGCGCTTATCGCACTTAGTCCCTTTTTACTTTTTGCTGATTTTGTACCTTTCATATAATTCTCCAATTAGTTATCCGAATAGTCCGCCGCTTGATTGAGGTTGAGGAGCTGGTTGAGCCCCCACCATTATAGAAGCCAGCTGACCTGTAGATCTGAATATATCTCCAACCCCGCCTCTAAATTCTTTACTTAAGTCACCTAGTGCTTTTCTATCTTCTTGTTGTCTAAATTTAGCCATATCCATATCAGATTGCCTTCTTAAAGCTTGTTGCTGACCTTCATTCATCTGACCACTACCGCCCGCTAGAGCTTGGTTAGCTTTCAGAGATTTCTGAGCTTGTTGCTGATCTTGTTTAAGTCCTGCTGCGGCTGCTGAGTTTCCATTTAGAGTCTCAGTAAGTCTATTGCGAACATCCGCACGACCTTGCCCCATCTCTGCTACAGTTCCCCCTGCGGCTGATTCGCCCTCAGATCGACCTTTATCCATCATAGCTTCTACTTGAGCAGGAGTTAACTGGTCTACAGAGTCAGAATCATCCCCTCCAAATATATTTGAAACCTTTCTGGATAAAGTCTCACCTCCATAGATGTCTACCCCTGAGTTAGGCCCTAGAGTCCCACTATGTAAGGGGGATATATTTAGAGGATTTTCAGCCACAGACTGCTTCCCTACTCCAAACGGCTTGTTCCACATACTGTTCTTTCCACCCATTACTTAATCCTTTTTCTTAAAAAAACTAATCCATTTTCAACTTTGTATAGATTAAACCCCGTAGCGAGCATAGCTTTCATACTTATAGTAGATCCTTTAGTAGTAGGATCACAGCTACCCAAAACGTATTTAAGTCCTTCTTTCTTCCCTAGCTCCAATACAGTATTTAGCATTGTAGAGGCTATAGAGGATTTTCTCAAACTTGGTTTAACGTATATGTCCTCTATGTATATAGCCTCTTCAGCTAGATATAAGTAATATACCGCAAACCCTTCATCTTTTAGTTCAAGAACGGATTTGTTCGTTCTCTCTTTTATATATTCTAGCCACATTTTTAGTCCTTTACAATAATTATAGTGATGAGGGCATCGTCGACCCCACCATTCTCCAATTCGACATACGTAGAACTATATCCTACGTCTGTTATTACCCCTCCGCCTGTTTGGCCAAGGATTATACGGTAAGTCGGGATAATCCTCAGTTTATGAGGTATTTTCACTGACCCGCCAGCAGGAATAGTTGCAGTAACTATCTCTCCGTCTAGATTAGTCAAAGTTAAGCTACGAAGTACAAAGTTGAGCTCTGTTATAGTCTCATTAAAAGACAGCTTTAAGGACTCAATATCTTGTATATCGTCTCCCAGCTCCGCTAATTCTAGTATATTTCTTCTTATGCTAATCGTCATTCTTAAACATCTTCACGTCATCAGAGTACTCGTACTCATATCCGTTTAAAGTGAGCTCGTTATTTGAAGCAGAGTTTATCTCAATAGCCACCGACTTAGACCTATCTGGGTTAAATCTCTGAACTACGTCAACTTGTCCTATTTCTACACTCTTTTCTTCATCTGTCTCAGACTCAGAAGTTATCCAGTTCTTATAGGTCTTAAATCCTATAGTAGCTCCAGAAGCCATATCTATTGTGTAGAGAAGTACTTGTAGGAATTTCTTAGAGAAGGAAGGTACTCCGACTGTCTCAAAGTTAGACCTATAGTAAGCTACAGCCTCTTTCTTATTTAAAGTGTTCTCTACGTACATATTAGTGCCGTCTGAGGAGTATAGGAGCCCGTCTATAAGGTCGAATCCTCCAGAGGTGTTAATATAGTCATATAGAAACCACTCATTGAAGTAGTAGCTATATGCTAGAATTACAGGAGTCGTCCCGCCTATAGAGAAGTAGATATACTCTCTTTTGAAGTCTACTACTGTCTTAACATCGAACATATCTACGCCTAGCCCTAGAGCATCTGCTGTGAATATGTTCTCTATAGAGTCAGAAATCTCTTCCATATTACCACCTTGAGCGGCTACGAAGATTCCTTTCTCAGAGGCGAAAAGTCCAGCCCCTCTAAATCCTATTATTGATCTAGGATCAGAGCACCCTATACGAGTAGATTTGTAGGATTGAATTCTGTAATTAGCTGTAAATATATTTCCGGTTATGTAATAAGCTTCTTGTTCTCTAAACCCTACTAGGAAAGTCTCATTAGAGAAAACCCCTGTAACGTCTCCTTTATCAGTAGATCCGAATCCGAAGGTATCAAAAGGGGTGAAGGTTTCAATATTTCCTCCCGTTGAGAAATCAGAAAAATATAGAGATTTCTCATCCGATACCACCATAGCTCCAACATAATTAGTTAAGCTTTTAACTTTAGGCGGGGGTAGTTTAACGGTAGTGGTTTCTATAATATCGTTCAAGTCAGAGGATATAAATAATAATTCATCGCTAGATTCTGCGATTCCAGCTTTCCCTTCAAATAGGGGATTAGCTCCTGTATATCCTCTAGGAGTAGCATAATCGAATACTGAGGTTGTAGTATCATAGGCTATATTAACAAATCCTTTTAATGTATAGCCACCTACGAAAGACTGAGAGCCGTAAACAGCAGTCATTATATTACTAAGGAACCCCGGACGAGTCCCTAGGGCTGTAGCTGTAGTTACAACATGTCTAAATTCGAAGTTACTTTTCCAGATACCCAAGTCTACATCATACCTCTTAAAGCTTCCTAAAGTAACTGTATTGCCTACATAGTCGGTAGCCTCTATTGTACATCTATAGAACTCATAGAACTCTTCTACTAAGGTAGTACCCGCTACAGGCCCTCCCCCGAAAGTATACTGGTATCTTATTCCGTAAAGTATTTGACCTTTAGCGGCAGATTTATACCCGCCAGATCTACTATAATAAGTACAAGGAATAGTCCTAGCGGCTGCCCCGCTTCCGTCATTTAAAGCTATGTCAGCGGAGATCTCTAAGAAAGCATGGTGGGCGAAGCCGGAATCTTTAGGAGTTATAGTTTCTTGTATAAAAGAGTGACCATTAGCATTTACAGATTGAGTTCCTAAGTGAGTTGAGAAATTTCCAAAAGTGTGTCTACCTAATCCATCTACCTTGAAAGGAAGAAGTCGGATATAGTCCTCAGGGTCTTTAATACCAGCATTCTCTTTTTGAGAGTCCTCTAGTATAGAAGGGCATCCTGAAGTCCCTATAACAGTCCCGTCATACGTCAGTACAGGGCTTCTATTATTATCTTTATCTGATTGTACTAAGGTATGGTCGGTTACCGAGGAGTATGTAGGGTATTTAGATCCTATAAAATATAGAACATTCTCCATATTGGTGTACATTACCCCACCGGATATATCTACTCCAACCTTGTTAACTAACTGTCCAGCAGTAGTCGAGAGAAATGTCTCTTTCTCAAAAGGAATGAAAGTAACGGTATTTAGAGATTTTATCCATTTGTAGAACTTATTTACAGTCCTGAAAGCCCCTGGAGTTACTTCCTCTTCTAAAGAAGTTACCAATACAAAGAAAAAATCGTACGGCATTATATCTATAATCGTAGCGTGGAAAGGGAGTTTAAAATCGAAAGATCCGGTCTCTCCTAGAATACCTCTAGGGATTAAGACTTTATCCATATCATTTATTTTTACTAATTTTCTAGTAGTATCTAGTCTAACATTTCTACAGTCAGAAGCCGTAGCATCTTGTCTATAGAGCTTATTGGTTCTAGTATCTAGTCCCTTGAAAGCATAGTTTTTCTTGATAGTTCCCATTAATATCCTAAGTAATCATTGTCGCTAGATACAGGGTATAGAGCATCTTTTATATTATCCTTGAATAAATCCTCTAAGTCCATTCTCTCAGTCTCAGAAAAGATATTTTCAGTCGCTACTTCAGCAGAAGAAATCTTATTTAAAATCCTTCTCTGGACATAGGCCATGAGAAAAGGCTCACACTCATCAGATAGTAAGCTATGAGATGTCCCGCTTTCTCCGCATACAATGTAATCCCCTACTGAAACTCCCGTTAGAGTCCCTGTAAAGGTGAAATCTAGCCCTGCGAAGTTGGTTAATTCTAATTGAGTGGCTTTTTGAACACCTTTAGAAGATACGATACTAAAGTCATCATATCTATCAGAGAACCCTTCATCAGCTATAAGGGAAGCTCCATCTATAGTAACGATACCTGTTACTGTATCAATAGCAGATATTTTACCTAGTCTATAAGATAGAACAGGTAGCTTATATACATAATTCAGAACTAAGTCTTCTTGCGGCTCAAATCCTAATAGGAATTGCTTATCTACTAGAGCGTATCCGTATAGTGTAGATCTCTCTCTATTGGCTAATCTAGTTATACTAGAACCATTAAAGCTATGAAGGCTAATAACAGAATTATGAGCATATATATCAAAAGGTAGATCGAATTCCTTAGCACTACTTCCTGCTATATCATAGTTAGCTGTAGTGACAAATATGTCTGCTGAAGGATTAGCAGTAAAGATTATCTTTTGAATCTGCTTTTGAGCATCATTGAAGTATCTCATTACTTCGTATACTCCTACAGAATTAATGTCTTGAGTGTCCGTAGACTCCCGTACTTCATTTACTAGCAGTTCAAAACGTCTCATTATTACATTCCCCTAGATCCGATACCTGTTCCTAGTTGACTTAAGGCGGCAGATAATTTAGATCTACGATCTACTTCTCTATCAACCCTATCATTAGCCTCTTGTCTCTTCCTATTAGCAATAGATGAGACAACTTTTAAGGTAGCTCCTGCGGCCATAGTAACAGGATTTCCAGAAGTCATCAAAGCTGTACCAATAGTATCGCCAGCTCCTGAAGTATTCCCTTTAGCTAATCTCTTCTTAGAGGCTGAACTTACACCAGCGACTATTCCGCCCTCACTCGCATCATCTTTATCGTGGTCTTTACTCATAGTATAACTCCCGAGTTATAAATCTAATTTCTTCTTTATTTGCTCTATTTCTATGTGAAATAGTTCTACTTTTGTTACTGTATTATTAATCACTTCATGAAACCGTTGCCTAAGCTGAGTGATTTCATTTTCATTCTTTAAAGCTCTCTCACTAGTAGCATCGTGCTTAGCTATAAGCTCGACTAATCTTAACTTAACTTCACTTATCTCTTTCAAAGTCTGGCGAGTAAAGAAGGCATTCACCATTAATATCATAGATAGAAATGACCCCATGATAACAAGTACTATGGAGAGGAGGTTAGATTGTTCCATTATATACACACCTTATAGGCATTGATTAAATTAACAACACTATCTATATTAGCTTGAGTAATAGTTGCCGTAGGAGATACGTTACTTATAATATCATCCCTAGCATCACATAGCTGACCAGCATAAAGGTCTAATCTAATGTCTGCAAAGGTAGCTCTAATAGCTCGTCTCTGTATTCTAGTCATACCAGGCTTAGTACTAATCATTAATATTACTTGCGAGTAAAGATTGATACCGAAGCTTATGTCTTCTTGTAGGTCTTTAAGTGCGTTCTTTGCCGCGACTGCCGCTGTGGTATCAGTTTTAGTAACTGTAAACTCATCGGGGCAATTATACTCTACTGTTCCATAAGCATCTATCCTTGTAGCTGTCTGACCAATACAATTATCTCTACGCCATCCTGTAGACTTTCCCCACCTATGTTTAGTGTTTAAGATATAAGTGTCAGCTTCAGCTTCAGTGTTAAACTCTTGAGACATTGATTGCCCCTCAGAGTTTGTAATTGATACTAAAGTTGATGCGTGGGCATAACCCGATATAAACATTAAAATTAATAGTTTTACCATTTTGTTGTTACTCCCTTATTTGATTCGCACAAGGTTACATGGGTTTCATTTACTGTATTATTGCCTACCACAACTCTTGTCGCTGCGGAGTTTGCAGTATTAAAAGACAGTGTTGTTACTCCGGTTATTCTACATTCCTTATACAGGTTAAGTATTATGGAGTTTGTAGGGGTGTCCCCAATTCTTTGCGTCATTATACACTCTGGGTACCCAAAGTTGTATGCCGATGAAGACGAAACAACAGTAGCAACATTCAAGGATAGCTCGTATATTTTAGAGGGGTCTAGGTTTGAGAACCTTAAGTCTGCCAAGTCCGTAACAGTGGATATTATATCAGCACTAAGAAACTTAGTTTGGCATACCCCGAAAACACCTGCGATGGTGGGTGATCCAGCGTGTTCTCTAATTGCCATCCTAGCAGTAGACGCAAGTTCTACGTTTGCACCAAAATTATGACTAATAAAAAAGGTTAAAACGTCTCCAGCACTATATGTAGCATCGTATGAGATGGTAGCTATATCAAAAGCCCAACCAGTAACATTCGTAGCTTGGCCCATACGAAAAGAACCTAGTTGTGCTTCAAAGTTTCCATTTTTCTTTAACGTAACAAATGCCCTTGAGTTATTAGGTGCGCTAGTAGTAACTGTATTACGAAGTAAAGCTTTAGGCGTTATTGTGTAAACACCATCACTAGGTATTACAAATGAGTTAGCTGTTAAATCTACTGCGGAACCAGTGTTGTCATAATTATTTACTGCAAAAACCATCTGTGTATCGGTGTTGTCAGGAATTGCCAAATCAACACTTGCAGACATTTTTGCCCTAAGTGAGATTTTTCTATCAACAACTGCGGTCACACCACTAGACCAGCCTACAACTTCAGCAGATATAAACAAACTAGTTACGTTGGCATTATTAAACAAAGCACCACCTGCTGCTAGTACCGATCCATCAGCATTACCTACTCGAAAACCTGTGCTTCCCGTAGAATGTACAATTAATCTTTGTACTGTCGCACCTGATGCTGTGGAAACTATATTTCCATAACCAATTACTTCACCGAATTTAATCTCTGCGGTGTCTACTGTTATCGATGCTGGTAGTAAAAAGTTATAAGAACCTACAACGTCTACTGCGCCACTTGTACCTATTCTTATTGCATACCTAAGCTCTACACTATCACCAACTTGTCTTTGGTCAATTGTATACTCAGCACCGCCGCCCGTACCTACTGCGAGGGTTCCACTAGTAGTTCCTGTTATACTTGGCGTGGCCGTAGCACTCCAATCTGTGATTGAGTTTAAGTCAGCAACAAAACTCTCGAACGTATCAAGGTGGACAATAACATTATCTATAATTATCGCTTGGATTGCCGCATTAGTAGAAGCTATTTTAATTCTCAATTCATAATTTAGTTCGGTAGCATCTGCAAGGAAGTATGATTCTTGTAGTCCATTTCTTGAGAAGCCTAGAAACTCATTGTCTACGGGTATTACGGTCGCAGCACCTAGGGGGTCTTTTACTATTTCTATTTTATAATCATTGTCTACATAACTACTTACAGTGTCATAGTCGAAACTTATTTTTATTCTATTACCTAGGTCTGCTGTTTCAATTGTGAATGGTAGTGAATAATATTGACCGCTAAAGTCTCCACCTAGCTTTCTAATTCTTAAAGATTGAGTACCTCTAAGTGCTGGTGTATTGAATTGTGCTAAGGTTAAAGATGCGTGACTAGTAACCCATCCTCCTATACTTCCTTCAAAGTCTGTGTTGTCTCCAATTATATAGTTAGGAACACCATTCCCTGACCCGCCTCCTCCTATCTGTCTCCAAGAAGAAGCTAAGAAGAAGTTTAAATCACTAGAAACAGAGTTAACAATACAGTCACCTTCACTAGGAGCTACTATTGCATCCCTTTCTACTTCAGTCATAATAGGACAAGGGCGCATACCGTTGGTAGTTGAAACTGCAACGTATTGACCTGTAAATGTTTTGACACCTAGTATTGATTGATCTGTCGTTAAGTCTACAAAGTTTTGAGTCGCACTGCCAGTACCCCCGTTAAGTATAGGTAGAACCCCGACTATATCGGTAGATACATCTATATCTCCATTTTTAGCAGATACAGTCCAGTTAGTAGTAAGCCCAGCATCTTCTTTTACATACATGACATTGCCAAATATTAAGATAGATCCGGCATCCGCACTGGTAGCTACTGTAGAAGGATCAACTCCTACAACACCTATAGACACTAGAGAATTCTTAAACTCTAGTTTATCCTTTAATAACTTTACATGATCCCCTTGAGGATAGGTACCAGCTCCGGCTAAAGCCTTAAAGCTCATTACTGATAAAACTATTAAAATTAAAATATTTTTCATATCTATCCTATTATATTAGCGGAAAAGAATCCTGTAGCAATAGCTGTATTTTTCATATTCCGTATACTTAATCTCTGAGTTGAAGGTACTGAAACCTCTACTACTCCACCAGCGATAGGAAGGATACAGACTAAAATCTCAGCAGCTATTCCTCCTTGGTATAACCCTATAAACTCTCCAATATCCTCAATTGTCTGGATTTTAACCATTCCAGCAGAAAGATTAGCTACTATCTCTAGAGGACTTCCTGAACTAGCCGGGATATTTGTAATCGAAGCATCTATAGGAGATACAATGTCTATAACATCTTTAGGGGTAACAGCCTGAACCGCTGTCTTAATGTCCGACAGTATTAGCTCTTGAGTAGTGCTCAATACCATAGGTGTAGACAATGCGGAACTATTCTGACCTAGAGAGCTAAATTTAGCATTAAGTTGAGAGTTAGTAGAGGCTATAGACCCTGTATTACTTATCTCTAATACTTGATTAGCTGATGTAGACGATCCATTTGGAAGAGGTAGAGCTACAGCACTTATAGGCTGAGTCTCGGTTAAATCAGCTTTGAGTTGGAGCTCTACTAATAACGCTGCTAAGGTAGTCTCCGTACCGGAATCATTAGTATTAGTTACGATACTGGCTAAAATAGCTTCTTGCTCCGTACTTAGTACGAAAGGAGTAGAACCTCCAGATAATTTCTGACCTAAAGATCCAAATTTAGCGTTAATAGCTACTAGAGCGTTATATACGTCTAAATCCCGTACTTCCCCTTCTCCAGTTGCTTTGATTTTCCACTCTGTAGTACCGTCTCCGATTCTAGTAACGTCTGCATTTACCCCAAGGTGGGTTAATTGGACGTTTAGATCCCCAGCAGTTATAAGAACATCCCCAGTTACTCCAGTTAATTTAACTGGTAGAGGGAAATTATTTGCCGGAGTTACAGTATCTTCGGTTACTTCTTGATCTACTCCATCTAGAGTAAATAGTATAGGCCCTGAGGTAGTCAAAAGACCGCCATTCGCATTCCCTCCTAGATTCTTAGGTCGAGTTATTACAAATGTCTCAGCAGCAGTTATAGCTACATCTTGAGGATTAGCTATACTGATAGTGTTAGTTGTAGTTGAAATTACTGTTACTTCATATCCAATCAATACTCCAGCATTGAAAGCGATAATATCGCCAACTCTAGCTAAATGTCCGGCTAAGTCGACTCTCTCTACTGTGGATGTTGCTTCTGGAATATATGTAACTCCATCTAGCTCATACATAAGCTTCATAGCTGAAGAGTCAGCTCCAAACTTACCTTGGCCTAATGGTTGTAGTGTTCCGTATTCTTGGTTTCCTCGCTTCCGATTGGAAGGGTATCCTTTATTCATATTAACCTCAACTCCTTAAGGGTTTCTCAGTGTTATTATAAAATGGTATCAAATAGAAAATAGATTCGCTAGTTAATACCATAAAAAATATAAAGCTCCAGATATTTTCCAGAGCTCCATTTTAAAATGTTAGTAGTTGAATCGGTGATCGCAACCTTTAATTAAAACAGTAAAGTCTGCATCTGTAGCTACACCTGAAAGGTTAGTAGTAAGAATTGAAACTCTGTCATAAGCAACGGCAGATACAGTAGCGACAGTATTTGCTGTTAAGCAAGTAACCATAGCTCTAGCTGTATTAGCGTTATCTACGTTAAAAGGTCTAAGTAGAACAAGTGTGTAGTCTCCAGCACCATTGTCAATTACTTCTTTGATCTGAATAGAATCAAATCCAGAGGCCGCTGGCGTACCCGCAGTCCCGCTAATGTCACACATTAGCTCTCTCATCTGAAGCTGAGCCGTCTTAATACTTCTTTTTTGTGATTTCATAATTAATCCTCTTGTAACCCTATGGAGGGCGATTTATTTTTAAGGGGAGAGCCGAAACCCTCCCCGAAGAACAACAATATCTCTATATCCGATTACCCTTTCTAAGGTTATCGAGTGCAGGAATCGCATTTAAATTCCAAGGTACATGAAGTCCACAAACATCTGGATGTACTAAAGGAACCATATGGTCTACGTGGTGTTTTAGTCCACTCCTCTTCTCCATCTGATACGCTTTCTCATACACATACCCTAACTCTTTTCTAGAAACCCAGTCTGGAGTGGCTATCTTGACCCTTTGTTTCCTTAGGGAATTTCTAGCACGACACCTTCCTACATTATCTTTTTGCCACTTACTTGCACGAATCCTAGCTTTTTGTTTCTGATCTTCGTTAGTGGCTCTGTACTCTACTATATAAGATTGATTAGCTAATCTCCAACCCTTTAAATACTCTTTCCTCTTTTCTTTAGAGGCTTCACAGTTTTTATAGAACTTATGGTATCTCCCGAGAGCGATAATATTAATTCTATCTCTGTTCTTCTCTCTGTACACCTTAGCTGACTTCTTAGAGGCCTCTCTTCTTTTAATAGGGCATTTGTATGGCATAGTGTTCTCCTTTGTACTATGAAAACACTATACCGTCATCCCCTATATAAGTAAAGAGAGGTTAAGTACCTAGAATTATACAGCTAAGCCTTCTAAGAAACCTTGACCAGTTGGCACAATGAAATTTTCATAGTAGCCACCATAACGCGCGCCATAAGCATCATCGTTTTGAAGTCTTAAGAAAACAGTACCATCATCATCAAACCAACCAAACCCTGGACGGTGATGAACTTCTACACGGCTGTCATTGATAGCGTAAAGAGTATCTACTTTAGCAAATCTGTCCATGAAAATACCGATTTTTTGTCCACCAGCTCCAATCCATTCTAGACCTTCAAAGCCCATGTGACCTTTAAGGTTTTTGTTAGGAATGTTATATACTTTTTGATCTTCTAAAAGAGCAAGAATATTTCTATACTGCTCAAATCCAACCATAAGCATAGAAGGTGATTTACCACAAGATTTCTTAACGTCTAACATAAGACCGTTAATAAGGTCAGCAGTAACACCAGCACCAGCAGCGTTAGTTACTACAGCTTTCCAACGTCTCTGAACAGGAATACTATAAAGAGTTCCGCCAAGAGCTGAAGCATCTCTAATACCTTTAAGACCAAGAGGCTCTACAGCATATGATTTTTGCATACAAAAACCAGAAGCAGCAAGAACTGGGCCTACACCTGTAAGAGCAGCTAAAGCAGCAGAAGTACCAACTAAAGAAAGTTCTTTAAGAGCTACATCAACATCAACAATCTCTAAAAGATTAGTTTCAGTTTGTCCACCCTCAGCAGTACCACCAGTATTTGCTGGAAATACAGCTAAACCAGTAACATGCTGAACAAAGTCTCTCTCTTCAAAGTTAGCTTCTAACCATGAAGCGTCAGAAATACGAACTACATATGGAGAACCAGAAGTACCAGCTCCAGATACGTTAGTTAAAGCATCACCACGACCTAGGATACCAGAAGCATCACCAAAAAGGATACGTGAGTTATTTCTCATATAAGATTCAACAGTTTTAGAAACGGTTTCTTTAGTAGCTTGAACGAAAGCCCCTTTGTCACCTTTTGAAGCGTAAATTGCTTCTCTTTCGATTTCACAAGTAGCGTAAACACGCTTAGATGTGATAATCGCACCTTCATACTTACCAGCGTTAGCTTTTGGAAGTACACCAGCACCAACACCACCACTAAAAGAAAGTGGAGTAGCTACGAAACGTTGCTTACCAACAAAGTCATATTTCTTTTTAATACGGCCTTGAAGTACGTTCTCAGAGTTATACATATTCTCTGATTTTTTGTAATAATTGATTTTAAATAGATTCGTTTGATCTATTAGATTAAATTGTGCCATCTCTGATCTCCTTAATCCTCGAACATGTCGAGGTCAGCATAATTGCTGGTTGCACTCGTTGTTTTATAAGGCTCTGGGGCTTTTCCTACTTTTTTCTCGATCTCAGATACTATATCCTCGACCTCGTAGGTTTCAGCTAGAGCCCGCTTAACTTGATCAAATGACATATTGGGATTGTTGAACACAGTTGTCGCAATCTCAATAGATAAGTCATAAGCTTCGTCATCGGAGAGTTGGTCTAGGTAGGGCTCTATTGCGGTGTCTGCTTGACTCAACAACGGTTTCAACCTAGCTGCCTCTACAACTGCTTCGGGAGTAATATTCTCGAAGTTCTCAGCTTTCAAGTCTTGCTCTGCGGAAACGTAATCTTCTTCACTAACGCTGTGAGTCTCCCTTAAGTTAGTAATCCTAGTGTTCAGTTCCGCTTGGGCTTGCTGCTCACCTTGATTCTTCGTTAAGGACTCTTGCTTTTTAACAAGATACGTATTTTCCTTTTTTGTCCAATAGCTTTCTCGTTCATTTTCAGTCATGTCGGAGTAAATATCAAACTCTTCAGCCATGTGATTATACATCGCCTTATTGTAGTCTAGAGTATTGACTCCCATCAGGTCAAGCAAATAATTCACTGAGCTAAGAGGGTCTACTTCGCCTTTCATTCCTGCATCGGTCAATTGACGGATGTTTACGAAATGTTCTTTAATTCCTGAGATCTCCTTAGCGTAGGTGTCTCTCTCCTCAGAGAAGGCTTTTCTTTCTTCATTCATAGATGAGAACTTCTCATCGTAGGCGACTTTACCCGAATAATTATCTTTTAGGTCAGTTAGGGTAACTTTCTCCCACTTGCCATCTACTTTTGTCTTTATTTCTGCGTTTTCTGGGATTTCGTACTGTTTTCCGTCACTGAAGGCTTTAATAGTGCGTACATCTGCTGCAATCTCTCCATCATTTTTTCCAGCATCGTCCTTGTTATCGGATTTAGATTCGGAGTCTTCATCTGATCCTTTAGCTTCCTCATCTGACTTATCAGACTTCTTCTCTGTGTCTTTCGCTTCTTCTTTTGTTCCAGACTCTTCCTTTTCGTCGAGGAGATTAACTTGGGAGTCACTGTCGATACTTTCGGTTTCTTCGGTTTGTACTGATGCTGTTTCGTCAGTCTGTCCTTCTTCCCTTTCTTCTCCATCCGTAGAGCCTCCATCAGATTCAAATGTGCTGTCGTCCTCGGGGCCGTCTGTATAGGCTCCGTCCTCAAATGTGTCTAATTCCATCTTTTTTCTCCTAGAATAATAGTTTTATTGTTGTCCACCATCGGCCGTTCGAGCCGCTTCTACATCTTTTTGTGCATTTTCCATTTTCTCAGTTTCCATTCTCTGCTGAGCTCCTACCATAGCTTCATCAGCAGTAATCGGAGCTTCTGGAGTAGGTGGTTCAAAGAAACAAGGATAGTGAGAAAGCATCTGTACTTCCATAGCTAACTTCTGATTTCTCTGCATTTTAAGGAATACTAGACCTTCTATAGTCTTGATATAGGTATAGATTGCCGTCTTTATCTCTTCAGGAACACCTGATTTGAACTTAAAGCTCTGAATTGACCGATACATAACTGAATAGAATACTAATAGGTCATCGTGCATTTCTGGCTCTGGAACTTCTTCCCCTTCCAGCATACGTTGTAGTACCATCTTAGCGCAGTCTAGAGAAAAAGTAGTCTCCTCTGTAAACGTCTCATCAGTACCCATGTCTAGCATATTAACAATATCCTCTCTTCTAAAGATAGGATCAGTCTGAGTAGCAGCATTTAAGTCAATAATAGCAGCGATTTTCCCTGTTTTAGTATCAGGTAGGGCAGAAGTGTTTTGAAATTGAACATCATAGATTTTAGTGAAATCTGCTTTCTTCATATCCTCAATCATATACTCATTATTTTTACCTAGAGTACGAAGAGTACGTCCATCATCGGCTGTATAGTATTGAGCCATGATGTCGATCATCATTCTATAAGACTTAAGCACTCGTTTTTTACGCTTTCTCTCATCATCCGCTAGTACTTGAGACTCTTGCTCATCAAGAAATCTAAGTGCTGAATTGGCTGTAACTCCCGAAGGAACCTCACCTCTAGAAATATCATAAACCTTCATATGTTTAGACATTCTCCGTTCCGTTCTATCTTGGATAAGGATCCCGTCATTCGATATAGGGTTATTTTTTATTAATTGAGGAGCCATAGGCCCTTTGAACTCAACTATAGTAAACTCATTGTTGATAGATCTGAAATCTGCTGACCCTTTTGGAACCATCCACTTAGGAGCAGAACCTACGCCTAGATCTCTAGCCTGAGCGGAAGAAATGTTATTGTATTGTCTTTGCATCTGCTCGATTTGGTCAATAGAGGGTCTACCGAAAAGCTCATTTTCGATTTCGGTATCTCTATCTACTATGAATGGGAGCCTACCGTGCTTAAACGGATAGGCTGTCCACTCTAGAATACAACTATCACAGTATTTAATATAAGCACCTTCCGGGAGGAATTTACTAGGGGGGTGATAGAATTTTCTAATATTTAACTGATCATGAGGTCTAGACATCTCATTAGTAGAATAATCGTAATAATTCCGTTGATTCTCTAGAATATCTTTAGCTAATTTAGGGTATTCAGCTCTAACTTCGTGCAGATTCTCCCAAGAAACTTCGTCTATGTGCCGGACATCTTCCCAACACTCTCTTCCTAATTCAGGGTATAGTCTATCAGGAGCTACTAGATATACGTTTACGTCTCCTGCTTTAACATCCTGATTAGGGAGTTTCTTCATTATCTTCTTAGGGATGTCCCCGTCATATATTTCTTTTAATTTCTTAAAGGCTGGAAGGTCAGGGCCCTGCTCTTTATCCCATTTAGTCATTATAAATACAGTTCCGTACTTATACTTCATGCGATCGGCATCTCTTTGGATCTTATCAAAATCCATCTCATCAGATCTACCTTTAAGTAGTTTATCGCAAGCTTTAGCCACGTTCTCATCTGCAATTTCATTATTCCAAGGAATAGCAGCAAAATTAGTACCAAATCTAGCCATCTGAGAGACTTTAGCGTCGATAAATTCCTTAATGAAGTTATCTACCATACGAGGCTTTCTTTCAGACATAGTATTTAAGCCTGAGTCTGTACGACTAGACCCACGGGAATCTATGTTTCTCCAATGGATACCTTTATATAGGTAGTTCCATCTTTGATAAGAGATTAACCGAGAGTTAGCTTGTTGCTCCATCTGGTCAAAGTTCTCATTCAACCACTCTAGAGTCTTCTCTTTAGAAGTTCCTTCTCTTAGGGCAAATGGCTTAACGTCTCTATAATCATGAACTTGTTCCGAACTATCGAAATCATCGAATGTTTCTATATTACTCATATCTATTATCCCCTAGGTTTTCTTATTTTGCGTCTTCTTCTTGTAGCCCTGAACGAATCCTCGATCTCTCATCCTTTTAATATGAGATTTAATACTTTTGGTAGATTTCTCCCCGTCTTTCATCTTCTTATACATTCCGTTCTTCATAGCTCTGGCTATTTCTTGTAACATTTTCATCTAGACATAATCCCTTTCTATCTCTTCTTGCCCCATGGCTTTCTTGATATTCTTCTCTAGAGCTTCTCCAACCAATTGTTCCCCTTTCTCATCTTCCAAAGGAACGTATTGTATTTGATGGGTAGAGTTCTGTAGGCCTACAACTTTAGACCAACAAACACACGCCATAGCTAAAGCTACTCCTGCTACAATCATACTAGATAATGCTACGCCTAAGCAAATAGCAATTAATTCATTATTCATATTCCTCCCTAGGGGCTCCATCATATGCTGGTAAAGATTTTGTTGTATTGTTTCCTTCATAATACTCTCTCATGGATCCCTCGTATGTCAACGAGTGCCCACGGTACTCTTTATCTACTTCTTTCTGCTTTTCTAGCCACGTAGGATCGTATCCCATAGCATTTAACTTATATCTAAGGGCATCTATAGCATGATCGTTAACTTTGGGGATCTTACCGTTCTCATCTTTACGATAGTTAATCATTTCCCAGATAATTCCTAGATTGTCGGAGAATCCGCGCATACATCTATCCGAAAAGATCAATTTAGAGTCTATTAACATATCCTTTATCAAACCGAGCTTGTTTTCCTTGTTTTTTAAGTCCTTTTCACAGGGCATAAGTGCTCTGCCGTAGCGATCATTGACTTCATTCATAAACCAAGTAGCGGCATTATCGTAAGTTCCGTACCAGTAGTCCTCATACTCATAAATCTCTTTCATAATAGCGGCAGCCTGAGGGTATATGATTCCGACTGAAGTCTCTCTAGTGTCCGTCTCATATATCTGATCCAGAATTATAACTTCTTTCGTATATTTGTTAAGCACTCCGAATATTCCAGCGAAACATACTGCACTTCCAGGATCGTAAGTATCATAGAACTCCCAATCTTTAGGGGTTCTGCGTATTCTCTCCATCAAACTATCGTATGACTTCACATGCTTGGAGAATCCTATATATTCTTGGGTATCGTAGTCATATTCCGGCAACTCTAGTACAGGGAATAGAGCTTTCCGACCAGACACTACGATATTAGCGTAGAGCTCTCTGGACATTACATCCTCATCTCCCCGACTAAGATACTTCTCACATTCCTCTTGAAACTCTGGGTCTTTCTCGCCTAGAGGGTATATATGGGAGTTTAGAAACGAAGGTCTCTGATAATGCGATCCATAAGAGAGTCGCTTAAACGAATTCGCGATCTTTTCGTAATACGTCCCGAGATCTTCGGGTGGTGTCCCGACAATAAGTAGTGGAGCCCTCTTAACCCGAAGATTGGGCTCCATCGCTTCGTTGAATCTAGGATCATGTGACTTGAATTCGTCGTATACCATGAAATCAGGTTCGATACCATCGGCATTAGCATAGTTTTCTGCCCCATCAACCTTGATGAAACTTCCGTTCTTAAAATGTAGCCGCATTTCGGAATTATTTGCCTTAAGTATATACTTCTCGTGAAGGTGTAGACCGATAGCTCTTCTCTTAGCATAATCCGCATCTCTTTCTCCCTGCTGACGTTTAGGGCTACTGAAAAACTTCTGTAACCTACTACTATGCCATACTAACTCTCCAGCATGTTTCATAGTATCGGCTATATAATATATCTGAGAGTTAGGGAATAAGATAGCGAACATATACATACAGTATATAGCAAAGTCAGTCTTCCCGAATTTACGTCCACATTGTAAAAATACGTATCTCTTCCATTCTCTAAGCAAAGCTTTAGCTATAGGTACTTGTCCCATATGAGGAGACCAGTACTGATGAATCTCATATTCTAGAGCTACTTGGAATTGAAAGAAATCTTGCTTTCTCTTAGCAGCCTCAGATAGTTGAGTCTTAATAAACTGGCTTTCCGGTAATAGGATGTACGCCTTTAGATGGCGACCCAGATCTCCCTGCCGGGACATCAAGTTCTAACGCATTGGGAATGGCGGGTTCAATATTTCCTGACGCAGTTGCTTGTCGACCCCCTTCAGGTGTCTCTGACGCAGAGTCCCCTCTATTATATATACTTTTATTGATTGATTCTATCTTAGTCTCAATCATTTCTAGGATTCTATCGCTAGCCCAGTTCTTCTTTATGTCTAAACCTAGAGATATAGCTGCTTTAATTAAGCTCTGTCTCGACAAGATAGCCGTCTTCTTCATTCATTGCTCCTTTATTATGTACGTGTATAAATGATTCGTATCGTAGTACTACTTCAAAATGATCAAATGCTAACTTCTCTATCTTATCCAAGTCACTAGGAGAGAAATCTCCTACAGGACATAAATCCATGGCTCCTCCTATCTTATGGAATGATTTAGACCTTCCACCGATGTCGTAATTATGCTTTTGGCATCTATAAGCACTATTTACTTGAAGTGGCTTTCCGTAAGCTAGTCGTAATCTAGTAAAACTTCGGACAGTATCATCTAATATGAAAGTTCTAGTACACTCAAGGTATCTACAGTGACATTGAAATTCCTTAAGAGATAAGAACGGAGTCAGCTTTAAGTAATTACTACTCTTATGAGGGATTTTATCAAAAATTAAAATATTACTCATTGCAGGTTCCAGGAATTATGGTTTTTAGAGAAAAATTCATGAGTTGGTCAGCACTACCTTTGTAGACTCTAGAGACAACAGGAATTATGGTTTTTAGAGAAAAATTCATGAGTTGGTCACACTACCTACATCATCACTGAGATCTCTAGTAGGGGGGTCTAATTTTAGTTCTTCTTTTCTACTAATATCAATAGAGCCTAGTGGTGATGGTACTGCGTTGAGTTCTCTGATACTCATGTTGCTAGTGTTCAGTGATATGTTTAATGTCTTACCAATTTCCTCAAGCTCTGACTTACTAAACTCTTTTGCATAGCGTTGAGCTAGTATCTGTATAGCCTTCTCGTTTGGTGCTAAGCGTCTAACCTTCTCGGTTACTTTAACGATATTACCCTCGCCATCATCTTCTATAGTTTCTCTTATAGTTTCGGTAGATGAAGCACCTTCACTTAACGCCTTCAAACCTCTCTTTATAGTAGATCGCATCAAGTCAGTTTCAGCCGATGCCATTCTACTAGTAAGGTCGAATTTCTTAATCCATCTAGTAAGAGTATTCCGATGAACATTTAGTAAATTAGCACTATCCGCTAAACTATAACCCAACGAAGCAAGTTCAACTATTCTACTACCTACCGCACCATCATATTTCTTCGCAGCCATACCCATAAACTCCTCTCTATATAATACACCACACATAAAACATTAGTGCATCCATTATTTTTTGTAAACATTACACTACTATGTTGACTAAGCATACAACATAAACTAATCTCTCCCCAACAACAACAACAACAAAGGAAAACAATGAAAACAACAAAGACACAAGCAAACACTGACCTAGCTAACAGACTACTAGAAATCAGATCAACCCTAAAATCACTTAAAAAAGAGGAAAGTGAATTAAAAGAATACTTCACCTCATTAATGGATGATGACAACACCTTGATCGTGGACACTGCCATAGTAATTTCTAGATCTGATCGATCTTCATGGCGATATGATACTAAAACCCTAGACTACTACTTTCAACTAAATGATCTAGACTGTAAGTCATTTAAGACTGAATCTTCTTACAGTGTACTATCTATCAATTCCGCAAAGAAGGTATCTTAATGAACTCTCAAACAATAACACTAGTCCCATCAGTACCTACTCTCAACCCCTCACTATTCAATCAAGTCAATGGGATCCATAAAGAAGCCATCGCCAAACTAATGACTTACTTTGGACATAAAGCAGTAAGTACTTTCCCTGATACTCTATTTAATCCTATTGCCTTCGTATTCAATAAACGCCTTCAAACTACAGGTGGTAGGGCTACTTCAACATTTAAAACGGGAAATGCTTTAATCGAATTGAACTACCGACTATTTACATCTACTGGTAGTTTCCAGGACTTAAAAGATACCTATATTCATGAATTAGGTCATATCCTAGCAAATAGAGTCTATCTCTCATCATGTGGACATAACACTAAATGGCAACGTATTGTAGAACTATTGGGTGGTGATAGTTCCAGAACTCACCGCATGGATGTAAATCATTTACGCCCTTATCATACAAGACGTAACTATAACGCATATTGTGACTGCCATATCCATCATATAACTAAAAACAAATGGAATGCTATAAACGTAAAGGGCTCAGGATGGATATGCACTAAATGTAATTCTGCCCTATCAGTTATTCAAAACGAAGAGGTTATAAATGGAAAATGAAAATGAGTATGTATGGGAAGAGAGCTTTTCTGTGTCAGGGATAGATACAGGGGATTTCAGCCTCTTTGAGTCTGAATTACAACATCTATGCGATAAGTACGGATATGAACTAAAGGGAGAGGGAGTATATGGTAAGGGGAATTTATGAAAACAATTAGGTATATCGTAGAGAATATGGTTAGCGAGGGAAATAAGGACTGCATTACTCTATCCTTCCAAACTGAAAAAGAAGCTGTGGATTTCATAGATTTGGCGATAGAGGAGGGCGACACCTACTTCAAAGGGTGGGGATTTCGCAAAGTTTGGGGGTTTATAGATGAAAACAACTAAAAGACACGAGGATGAGTATATCAGAAAGGGAACTACGGGCTTGAGAATGCCCAATAGTTTAGTATTCTGTATCACCGAGGACTTTGGTGAGAAAAGGGGTAAGGTAGTGGGGACTTCGACAATGAAGGGGGAAGAGGACTTTAGGGCCTTTGCCTACTATAAAATAGAGGGTAACTCAAACGTGGGGCTTGGAGAAGCCAAGACCGCTATACTAATGGAATATAAACTATCCGTGGGTGATGCCTACGCTTTCAGTAAAAGGGAGTTCAAATATGTATAAAAGACTTATCGTTAATTGGCTGGCATTAATACTAATAACTATATTCTGGTGGACTATGTTCAACCTACTGGTACAAGGGTGATATAATGACGACACAATCAAAAGAAACTAAAGATCAAAATACCTACCTGAAAGAGAAGCTAGTATGGAGATTAGAGAACGAATCTACAGACCTACTATCCATGTCTACGGCAATATTGGCAATATTGGCACTAATGGCCATATATAACTACGAAAGGGAATAAAAATGAAAGCATTTACAAATACAATACTAACGAAAAAAGAATTAGTAACAGAGTTAAAAAAGCATATGAAGCTAGATAACCTTATAAAAGGTGAATACTTTAATGATGAAACGGGGAAAGGGTGCGCAGTTGGATGCTCTATTGAATCAGCGAATAGGCTCAAAGGCTTATCATATGATTATAATGACCACGAATCATATGAAAAGTTATTAGGCTTACCCGAGTGGTTCGCTATTGTTCAAGATACGATATTTGAAGAGTTACCTGATAAAGAATCAAAGCTCTGGCCGCTACGTTCCATGGAAGCAATAAAAGTAGGTGTTAATTTAAAGGATATAGAAGTAGCATTTAAGATTAAGATTATAGAATCAACCTTTAATGATTATGACAAAGAAAAATATAGTGACATATATGCCGCACAATTGTTTATAATAGATGCTTTATTGATAGGGGATAGGGAATTATTAGAGATTGCTTCCTATTCTGCATCTACTGTTGCCTCTGTTGCTGCTACTGATTATGCGTATTCTACTTATTCTGCTTCTACTGTTTCTGCTTATTCTGCCTCTATTGCTGTTTCGGCTGCTTCTAATTCTTATCGGCATTCTGCTACTTCTGCCGCTGCTGCTTTTTCTTCTATAGAAAAAAGGCAAATAGAGCTATCAAATATACTAATCGACTTAATAGAGGAGCTGTAAAATAATGGAAATATCTAGGGTAGAAAATACAATAGTAGAATGGACACTAAACGAAGTAAGCCAGTACCGAGCAACCATAATAACTCTTGATAATCTAAATTTAACTATTGAGAGAATTAGAATTGCACTTGATGAAGCCATTGAGATTCGGGATATTATTAAGGAAGAAAAATGAAAGACAAAGATTATTTTACAAAACATTTTAGATCAGATGAATATGGTGAATATGTAGCTATATCAAGCACTAAATTTAAGATGATCGTGAGGCAATATAGAGAATATGAATCTTATTGTATTGAGCTAGAAGCCGAGAACGATAAACTTAAAGAGTTTGTAAAAGACTGCTCAATAAGCCACGAGGAAAGTAAATTTAAATATAGGGCGCAAGTTCTATTAAGGGAAATCGAGACACCTAAAGGAGAGTAACTTGCGTTTGTTGCCAATAGTCTCTAAGCTTGGCATACTACTATTATACTATAAATAGGAGAGGGAATATCTATGAGTGCAGCCAGTTATAACATGAATATTGATCAAGGTGCTGACTTTATAGTGCAGCTCACTATAAAAGATAGTACAGGAACCGCTATTGACCTTACAGGTCATCTATTTAGTGGACATATACGTAAGTCTATATCAGACGCTACTATACAAGCTAGCTTAGCCTTTACTATCCTTAATCAGGGTACAGATCTTGGTAGAGTAGATGTATCCCTATCAGCGGCTACTTCTACGGCAATTCTGATACCTTCTCAAAAGAATACTACCCGAAAAGATGTTAAGTTTGCTTATGATATAGAAAGCATAGATGGTGCTGGAACTGTAGTTAGATGGCTAGAGGGGCAAGTGCTTCTTAGTCCTGAAGTAACTAGAGCGTAATGTCAGAGGTAACCATACAACAGAGCGTTATCTCTGTTACTATCCAACAAACTAGTAATAGCGTGGAGATTGTAGAAATATCTCCTGCTAGTATAGATATAGCTATATCTCAGAACATTGTAGAGATAGCTCAGCCGGATACAATAACTGTAGAGGTATCAAAGCCCTCAGATATAACCGTAGAGCTATCTAATCTAACAGTAATCCAGCCTCCTCCTAGTGTTGAGGCTGCTAAACTGGTGTTTGAGTCGATAGCGAATGAGGATATAGCAGCGTTTGATATGGTGAGATTGGTATCAGATACTAATGTGGGCTTAACGTCTGATGACACATACGCCAATTCCAAGGCCATTGGTATAGCTCTAGAGGCTAAACTGACAGGGGAGACTATTAGGATACTTACTTTTGGGATAGTTCCCTTAAACCCTAGTTTCCTGTTTACTATAAATGAACCTTTGTTTCTATCGACTTCCGGTGCTATAACTAATACTCCAACCGTAATTGTCGGAGAGTTTGTTACTCAAATTGGGCAAGGATTGGGCGTTGGATCTATATTTATAAATATTGAGGAGCCTGAAGAGATACTATGAAGTTAATCGTACGGGACGCAGTAACGGGCAAGAAGGCTCAATTAGATATATCAGACTTGCCTAGCGGCAATGCTAATGTAGTTCTAGCTGACACTACATGTCTAGCTTCTGTCTTTGTAGGGGCTGCTGTTATCATGGATGTTGGGGGCTTTGCTGTAAACGCTCAAGCCAATTCACTAGCTAACTCTAACGTAATTGGGGTAGTAGAGGCTAAAAGCTCATCGACTTTATGCGATATAAGAGTACTAGGAGTCTCTCTATCCGTGTTTACAGGGCTAGACGTGGCAAAGGTGTACTTTCTATCGGATTCTGTAGCGGGATTGATTACAGATGCTCCTCCGACAGCCTCAGGAAGTATCATACTAAGTGTAGGGCAGCCGTTTAGTGCTACCGAGATGTTAATTAATAAAGGACAACGAACAGTAAGGATCTAGAATGACAACAAAGAAGAAAACAACGAAGAAACTATCTATTGTGAAGCCGATAGATAAAACATTGACTCAAGTTGAGATGCTGGAGACAGATATTTTATCAGAGCAGATGAAGTGTAAATCATTTGAGGTGCTATCTCTCCAACAAAAGCAAAAAATACTACAAGCAGAGATTGAAAAAGCTCTACAAAAAGCACATACTGAGTATAACGCATTGAAAGATGCAAAACTTCGGAAAATTGCCGACTTAAAAGTTAAATACGAAATTAACGAGGATGTAGCATTAAGCTATGATCCTATAACAGGAGAGATCAAGGATGAGTGAAAATCCTGCGGGGTATTGGACATTGGAGCGATTACATAAAGAAGCTCTTAAGTTTTCAACTAAGAGGGACTTTAGAAAACTAAGCTCCAAGGCTTATTCTGCTGCTAAATATCACAAACTTATTCCAAAGATAACAGGACATATGTTGAAAATATCCAATGGTAAGGCGAGAACTCTATATTCATTTGAGTTTGATGATAGGTCGGTATATGTCGGAATATCCTGTAATATAAAAGAAAGATTAAAAGCACACGGGTATAAAGAAATAGGTAAAAAGTACCGAGATATTCCGTGCAAATTCCATATTCTTAAAAGGGGTATATCTCCCACGGAAGCCTCTTCACGGGAAGTCTCTACTATTCTAAAATACCGTTCGGAGGGATGGAACGTTTTAAATAAAACAGTCGGGGGAGAACTAGGGGCTCCCACTATGAAAAAATGGAGTATGCCTAACCTTCAAGAGGAGGCCAGCAACTATACAAATAGAGCTGAATTTAAGAAATACTCGCCTTCAGCCTATTCGGAAGCCAGTCGAGAAGGTATACTAAGTACTGTGTGCTCTCACATGGAGGGGTCAAATCCTGATACAGGAAGGCATCACGGCAGTTATTGGAATGAAACTAAGGTGAGAGAGCTGTCTAGTAAGTATGTGTGCGCTAAGGATCTTATATCTAAAGAGCCAAAGGTATATAGAGCCGCTGTAAATTTAGGAATAAACAAAACGCTATTTAAAGAAAAGTGGCGAAGATACTGAGGAGTAGTATATGAGTGAGAAATTTTTACGCATCGGAATCAACGGAGAACCTGAAGAGGTTCTAGGTTTTCTTACCAACGAATTTATTAATGTAAGTGTCGGTGCTGCCGATGCTGGAAAGCCAGTAGTTCTAGACGCTGCGGGTCAGATTGACAGTTCTATGGTTAACGTAGGTACTATCGATCATGGTCTTTTATTAGGCTTAGCTGATGATGACCACACAATTTATTCACTAGCTGATGGTACTAGACCATATTCAGCTATCGTTAGCTATATTGCACATCCTGCATTTAGTATCGACACTCAATTAGTCGATAAGAAATATGTTGATGATGTTGCTGCTGGTTCGGAATGGCAAGACAGTATCCTAGATGCTGACCTTCTAACTCCTCCAGGTGCTCCAACTACTGGTGACAGATACCTTATTAATGGTGTTGGTGCTGGTGCTTGGGCCGGACAAGATAACGCTATTGCCGAATGGAATGGCACTGCTTGGATCTTCACTGCTCCCTTAACAGGTATGAGAGTTGGTGCTGATGATGAACCAAACGTAGCTTTCTACCTTTATGGTGGTGTTAGTTGGACTGCTAAACTATTAGAAGCTACTACTGCTTCAACTGGTCTAGTTAAAGTTGGTCAAGATATTCAAATAGACGCAAGTACGGCCGGTAACGGTCTAGGATTTTCCGCTGGTGTATTATCTGCTAACGTAGATGGTGCTTCAATTGAAATCACTACTGATACTCTAAATGTTAAAGCTCTCGGTATCACTGATGCTATGCTTGCTGGAAGTATCTCTGACGCTAAACTATTACAAGATTATATCCAAACAAGTGAAGTAGATAACACTACTGTAGAATTTGCTGGCGGTACTCTTAATGTTAAAGATTTAGGTATCAATGCGTTAAAGATTGACTGGGGTCTAGGGGCTAATCAAGTTTCTGCTGGGGATGTTCCTTTAGCTGATGCTGCTGGGTTTACTGCTGAGACTGATGTTGAAGGTGCTGTACAAGAACTATACGGTCTTTTATCTGATCGTGGTGTAGAGCTTACAAGTGCTGGTGTTTCTAAAGGTGACTTAGTATTTGTTTCAGTTAACGATACTCTTGCTACTTATAGCAATATTTCAACTTTCCATAAAGCTGTCGGTCTTGCTAATGCGACTGTAGCTGCTGCTGCTCCTGTTAAGTCTTTATCTAACGATACTAGAGTTAACGGACTTCTAGCTGGTGCGATTGCTGGGGATGTTTACTACTGGGATGGTACTAACCATGTTAATAGTATTCCAGTTGGATCTGGTTCATATGTAATACAAACTGGTACTGCAATTAATGCTACTGATTTGTATGTTGAAGTTAGATTAGTTAAAAAGAATATTTAATAAGGACGGGGAGTTAATAGCTCCCCTTTTAAACTATGGCAAGATTTCCAAAATTTTCAGTATTAGAAATAGATGGTCAAGAGCTAGGTACAGGCTGTGAATATGAGCCAGTAATAGAGGATATTTATTACGATGCCAGTAAGCTTGAGAATTTAAAAGAGGTTATAGACGGTATATTCTTGGGGTATAGGGATTTCTTCCAGTATACACTAGATAGGGATTTTACTATTCCGGCATTGCGGTCTAAAATAATAACAAGTGAAATAATTGTAGGGCCATACAGCCTTAACGTAGAAGGTATATTGGAGATTACATGAGTAAGATTATATTAACGGAGACTGTAAGCCCTCCTAGTACTCCGGCTTCTAGTAAAATGGCCATGACAGTTACAGCAACCAAGAGACTTAGACTTACCGACGATCAAGGAGTATCTAGCGAGTTTGGGCCCACCGTTCCTGTTATATACGGACAAAACTATATCGGGGATTCAATTGAGGGGGAAGATACTAACTCAACTGAAACATACAAGACTTACCTAGGCTTAGCATATCCTGCGGGATTGGCCATTGCTGGTCGCAAGTATGAGATAGACTTCTGTTCTACCTTTAGATTCTCTACTACAGGTAGAAATACTATGCACCGAATCGCTATAGACGGCACTACCGTAGGGGTAGAGCTTGAATGGGAACCTAAAGATACGGGATCTGATATTAGAGAGCCTGTGAACTATAAACACATAGTAGACGGATCAGCACTAAATAATGCTGGCGGATTTATAGACTATGACTTTAAAACAGAGAGATCAGGAAATACAGTAAGAGTATACTCAGCAACACTTACCTTTAAGAGAGTACTATAATGGAAAAGATATTTTATACTAAATCAGATATTGATAGTGAAGTACTAACAGAAGCTATATGCCTCAGAACAACCCTTAGAAAGGTTTTTATTGGATGCCTTATCTCAGATAAACTAGATCCAAACACAGGACTAGTATTCGATGATAACATAGAGATTCAATTCACTAGAGCTTTAATTAGCACGGAGCTAGACGAAATAACCAACCTAATCAATATGGTAGGGCCTATGTATGATCTAATGATTAGAAAGAACATAGAAAACAACACCATGGCTTGGGCCATAAAAACAGGTCAGACTATAATGGCTCAGTTTGGAGCAAACAATCTATACCAAGGAAAAACTCAAGATCAGGTAACAGCACTATCAACTCAGTATCCAGACCTAATACACTCACTAGTAACAGGGTCACTAACAGTAACATACTCCATATTCGCTACCATGGTACCTGATGCAAACATAACTCAACCGGAAATAGACGAATTTAAACTACGATTAGAAATCGTACTAGGACTATAATTATGAAAATACCTAAATATACGCCAGCATTTATACTAATAATCGTTGGTATCGTTGCGGCTTATGACATATGGGCCATATATATACTAGGTAAACCTGAATCTATATCAGCTCACATCATCGGGATGAGCCAGATCTCTCCAGCTATACCTTTCTTAGGTGGGTTTATATGTGGGCATTTGTTTTGGCCTATGAATCCTAAACACTGGGCTAACCGATTCTTTAAAAAATAGCATTGTGGAAAGAAGGAGCTTTTTGCTCCTCCTTAGTTTTAAGCTTATGACACTCTCGGCAAAGGATTTGGAGGTTATCCCAAGAACAATACACCAAAGCACTAAAACTATCAGCGTCCTCTAAGCCTCCATACACGCCTTTACCTAGAGGAACCTTATGATCTACATTAATATTAGTACTGGGATGGTTTACAAGGCATATTTGGCACTCATAAGATACTCTTCTACGCTTACCGCTTCTCCATTCAATTCGCCTAGACTTAAGAAACCCTTTATAATGGTCAGACCTACTAAAAGATTTCCTAATAGCAGACCTAACAGAATTCTTAACTAAAGCTTTATCCCTGTTAGATATATTATCCATTTTGACATCGTATAGCATAAAATAGATAATATCAAAGCCGACTCACTAACCAAGGATGGGTCTTGGGTCGGTGTTGACACTTAGTAAAAAATACGATTAACTGGTTTTCACCTAAACGTACTTAAGCCCAAACTTTTGTACTTCGGAAGTTCACAAAAAACCTAATATAAAAGTTATCCACAAAAAATCAATAGTTGTTAGAAAAAGAACCAAAAGCAAGTCTAAAACGAGAAGTGGAAAACGAAAAAACTCTATATTATTGTTAGTTTCCTAGTTTTTTTAACTACTGCAAAACTCATGCCAATAATAATTTTTAAATTTCCTTGCATTAGCTAGAATATCCCTCTAAAGTCTAGCCTCATTTATTAAACAACAAGCGAGGGATAAGTTAAATGAAATCAAACAACACAGAAAAAGCATATCGAGCCCTAGGTCAATGGGTAAGTAAACACCACAAAATATCATATGGAGCTAGAGACAACATAAGATTGTCAGGAGCTAACACATCTCGTAAAGCCTTTCAAAGCTTTTTTGCTAGCTCTATTGACTCCCTAGATACTTTCTTGTCGGGGGAGGATCTGCAAGCTTATAAGAATCTTAGAATAGATATGATAGACGACCTTAGGTGTCATCCAGCTAAAGCAGAGGCAGAGATAGCTTCTAGATTATTTGTCAAACTCCAAGCTCACTTAGAGGATGTCCGTAGAGAAGAGGTGGGAATATCTAGGGATGGGGCTATATTAGGCAGTATCCAATTTCAATCCTATGTAGCCATTAGGGATGCTATTTCTCCCCATACATATATGATGAATAAGAAAACAGGAAGGATTAAGAGGGATTTTGACTACGATCAGTGGAAGAAACAACTGAGGGAGTCTCCTTTGGATGCTAAGTCCAAAGGAGAGGTATTAGGGGAGCAGATTTTAGGGATAGTGGAGTATAATCCCTCTGACCCTAGAGATAACTACAGGGATGAATGGGACGGAGTTCCTGACATATTCCATGCTAACTCTCATATAACTCCAGATTGGAGGAGAGAGAAGGCCATAGAAGCCCCTAAGCTACCTAAAGAGTTTGTAGAGCTATTGAATCATCTATTTGTTAAAGACGTAGAGTCCATCCAATACGTATTATTCTGGCTGTATACGATGCTCACTTCCAGAAATCAGACCTACCTTCATCTTATTGGGGGAAAGGGAGTAGGGAAAGGCTCCTTCTTTAGGATAGCTAGGAGATTGGTAGGGGTTGATAATTACGTAACTATAGATTTATCCTTTTGGTCTAATAAGTTTAACTCGGAATTGAAAGATAGGAGACTATGTTATTTCGATGAGCATGATATTGATGAGTCTAATCTGTCGCAGCTAAAATTATACGCTAACGATGAGATACCTATACAAGAGAAGCATATACCCACCAAAGGTAACTACACTAACTTCGCCTCTTTAGCCATTTCCAACAATCCTAAGGATGCTGTTAATAGGATCGAGTATCAAGATAGGAGATTTAGTATCCCTTTATGTCGGCAAGAGGGGGATATAGCTAAAGAGTTAGGTATCGAGTGGGAGGAGGCTTTAAGGCATAAGACCGAGAAGGATCCTTCGTTTATAAAGAGTATAGGGGATTACATCCTGTATCTAGGGGATAGTGGGAAATTTAGCCCTGAGTTCTCCCCGGGGAAGGCTTTTAAGTCCGACCTATTTTATGAAACGGTAGAGAAAAACCTATATTCTTGGCAGTTTATAGTGGTGGACTTTATAGTCAGGAAAGGAGAAGAGGTGGCCATGTCTACTGTTAGAGACTCCGTGTGTAAACAAGGGACTTCTAAGCTTTCTTCAAAGAAGGTATCAGAATTCCTAAAGTACCATCTAGATAGAGATGGAGATAAATTAGGATATATAAAATACAAAGGGAAGATAGAGAACCTAGTACCTTTTGATAAATACCTTAAAGATAAGAAAGAGAAGAAAGAGAAGAGTTCAACCAGCTATAAAGAAATGGGGTTTTAATATGGGAACTAGCAAGGAATATAAAAAAGATACTATGGCCGCTTGTGGGTTTATTAGACTAACTCGTATGGAGGGATCTATACCTAGGAATGAAATATCCGTTATGTACTTAAACAAGAAAGAGATTGATTACCTCACAGTTAATGACAAAAAACAAGTTAAGGTAGTTATATCTAATAAATACTCTATTCTAGTAGAAGAGTCCGTGGACGATATTTTAGAAATATTTAAAAAGGTTGAGGTATGAAACTAGCTTCGATAGATTTTGAATACTATGATACGGCTGAGAAAGACCTAGAGATAGTATGCTGTTCCATACGCTATGATGACGCCACTCACAACTATTGGACTCATCGTGGAGAAGGGAACTCTATAGAGGATTTAAAAGCCGATATAAATAAATTACATAAGGATGGTTATATATTCCTATCTTACAGTGTAGTAGCAGAAGCTAGTGCCTTTCTATCCATCGGGTTAGACCCTTTGCTATTCAGATGGATAGACTTATATTTAGAGTATAGGCACTTATCTAATCACAATCATAATTACTCTTACGGAGCGCAGCTTATTAATGGGATAATTAAGACTACCAATCCCCCCAAGTCTAAATGGAAGAGGACTGAGGAAGAGGATAGGGAGGCTAATTACTCCAAGCAAGAATATGGAATGGGAGCCGCTGTATATAAAACCTTGGGATTAGTTATAGATACGGATTTTAAGAAGGCTAGTAGAGACATAATCATAGCGTGTAATAGCGGAAAACTGGAAGATATAGAAAGGTTAGAGAAAGAAAAGCTAAGTATAATGAACTACTGTGCTTCAGATGTCGCCCACCTAGAGCCTATGTGGGCAGAGTTTTATGAGGAGTATGCTAGCTTATTAGGCTATGAAGATGAAATGGATGAGTTATCTTTAGGGGTCAAGTCTAGAGCAGAGTATGCTTGTCGTACTGCTATGATGGAGAGACTTGGGTATCCTATAGATGTAGGTAGGACTAGGAACTTCTCTAATCAAGTAGGAAATATCTTATGGGAGGTGCAGAGGGATGTTAGCTCTCAGTTCTCTAAGGATTCTGATGGAGATGGGATCTTCAGGGCCAAAACTAAATCTAGACCTCTAGACCTATCATGGAATCAAATACACACTCGGTCTTTAGTCAAGAAATGGAAGGACTCTAATAAGTATAAGGGCTGGACTAAGACGGACGGAGGAGCAGACTCCTTGTCTATCAAGGCATTTTCTAAGCCTATATCATATAATCATAAATACCCTAGGGGAAACTTCCTAGCTCAGATGCAAAGGTATTTAAAATTAAAGCAAGGCCTCAATGGATTTTCTCCAAGTACAGGAAAAAGTAAAAAGAAGTTCTGGGACAATGTAGGTGAAGATGGGAGAGTTCGTCCATATTTCGGTATTTATGGAGCCCAATCGGCTCGATCTCAGCCTAGTGCAACTTCATTCATTCCGCTTAAGGCTGCTTGGATGCGATCTCTTATATGTCCACAGAATGGACGAGCTATATGTGGTATTGACTTTGCCTCACAGGAATTCCTATTGGCGGCCCTACTATCCGGAGATAGCAAGATGCTTGAGGCGTATGCGTCTGGAGATGTTTATCTCGCATTTGGAAAGGCGATTGGATACATACCAGCCGATGCCACTAAAACAAGCCATAAGAGAGAAAGAGATAACTGCAAAGCCGTTGTTTTGGGGCTATCTTACGATATGTCTAAGTATGGTCTTGCCACAGACCTTAGCGAAAAGTTTGGTAGAAAAGTTAGTGAAGAGGAAGCGCAGGAATGGATAGACAAGCATAAGGAAGCTTACTCCGTATTTTGGCAGTGGAAAGCTGATATGATCATAAAGTATAAAACTATGGGGTACCTTAAGCTTGAAGATCATTGGTATCTCTGGGGCGATAACGATAATTTTAGAAGTACGGGAAATTTTCCTGTTCAAGGCATGGGAAGTTGTATAATGCGTAAGGCTGTACAATTGGCTCAGGATAGCGGATTGGACGTTATCTACACGCTGCACGATGCTTTGTATATAGAGTTTAATGTAGGGGACGACAAGGCGATACGGACACTAGCGGAATGTATGGATAAAGCCTTTAGATTTTACTTCCCTAAAGATGTTCAAGATAGGGCTACGGTTAGGCTAGACGCTGATATTTGGAGCCCTAGTTACCCTTCGGAGGCTAAGTACTATGAAGATACATATATGGGGTATATCCTTCCTATAAAACAGCAGCAGATCTATATTGATCCTAGGGGAGTAGAGGAATACGATAGATTTAAACAATACTTTGGGAAGATGGATTATTCACAGGAGGAATTTTAATGAAAGAATTAAATGCTTTATTGCAAAACATGAAAGACAAAGAGTGTCACTGGGAGCTTCTAGGTAAGTTAGCTTTCAATTTCGCAAGAGTGGCTGAAGAGATAGATCAGATACATCATTGCTTGAATATGGATGATGTTACTTACTCTAGAAGTAGGCTTCCCGGGATATTAGTTGAGAGCCATATTTATATCGAATGTGTGAAAAGAGCATTGTCTATTATGCCTGAGGAGTACTCTGAAGTGATGTACGCCACGGTTGAGGAGATGAACAAAGAGTATACCGAGTTTGAGGATATGGAGTTTTAATGAAGCTAACTGCTAAACTATTTCCTCATCAGGCAGAGGATGTTAAATTTTGCTTGAAGCATAAGTACTTTTTGATAGGTAGTGAGATGGGGGTTGGAAAGACCTTATCGGCCATTGGAGTATCCGCAGCTACGGGGTACAAGACTCTAGTAGTGTGTCCTGCTTTTCTAAAATATAACTGGAAAGCTGAGTTCTTAAAGTTTACTGATCTAGAGGAGAAAAATATCCTTATCGTAGAAAGAGCGGCAGATATAGGCACCGCTAGTAAGTATAAGGTTATAATTGTTAATTACGAGAGATTGGCCAAGTGTGAGTTCTTATTTGAGCAAGCGGGTCATGTCATAGTAGATGAAGCTCATATGCTTAAGAACCTACAAGCCAAGAGAACAGGGCTATTTCATGAGTTCCTAGAGAGAAATAGACCTAAGAACCTAACTCTCCTTACAGGGACTCCTGTTAAGAACCGAGTAGAGGAGTTCTTTAGTTTACTTAAGATACTGTCCTATTGTCCGAATGGAACCAACGGATTAAATATATGTGAGCATTACCGTACTCAGTACTCATTCTCTAATAATTTCTCCTATGAGAAAGTATATAAGATATATGTTAGAGGTCGGGAAGTAGAAGTACGCAAGTTTGAGGGGCTTAAGAACGCCATAGAGCTTAGGACATTTTTTGAAGGTAAATACATAAGAAGATTAACGGAAGATGTCCTAGACCTTCCTGAGCTATTAGAGAGGTATGTAGATGTTCACTATAAGTACGATGATTCAAGTTTGGAAGAGTACTCGAAGCACCAAGGAAAAGTTGATGACCATATTATGGCTATCAAGAGCGGCTCAGCTCTGGCAAAAGCTCCTTTTACTGTTAATTATGCTAGAAATATATTTGAAGAAACCGGAAAGCCCGTGGTTATTTTCAGTGACCATGTTGATCCTGTTCATCTCATATCAGGAAAGCTTGAAAAAGCAGGGGTTATTACTGGCCAGACGAGCATCTCCAGTAGACATGAAATTATTAATGAGTTCCAATCTGGTAAGCTGGACTATCTGGTTGCCACTATTGGTGCTGCATCTACTGGAATTACTCTAACAGCCGCAACGGATCTGATATTCAATGATATGTCATACGTCCAAGCAGATAATGCTCAGGCAAGTAAGCGGATTCATAGAATAGGACAAAAAAATACATGTAGAATACATAAAATATGTGGAAGTCATGTTGACAAAATGATCACCAAAAGTCTAACATCCAAAATGAAAGTGATTGAACAAATATTATAACTGGGAGGAACAAATGTTTATTAACACTATTGAAATTATGAGGCGAAAAAATCTAGGGAATTACGAGCATTTCGAGGTAAAGCTAGGAGCTAGCCTAACTGAGAATGATGATTTCGACACAGCTTATAATAAAGTTATGGGGTCTTTATCTGTAGCTCTAGAAGGTAAGCCTCTAGCTACGGCAAAGAAGGTTAATGATGAAGTTAAAACAAAAGAAGTTATTGACGAGCCTAAAATTGAGAAGAAAGCAAAGAAAAAAGCAACTAAAAAGAAAGTTACAAAAGAAGTAAAAGAGGTAGAGGTTGTTAACCCTCTTACTGTAGAAGAGATGATGGTTCTATGTAGAGAGACAGCGGGTCGTCTAAACTCAGGGGATAAAGTTAAGGCTTTAATTATAGAAGTTTGTGGAGTTCCTTCTTTGAAAGCAGCAGATGCTAAGACATTTACTGAACTAGCTAAGAAATTGGTAGCAGCATAATGTCTACCAAACAAGCAAACAGAGGGCACTCGGTGGTAGGTGCCTCCAGTGCAGATAGATGGATGAATTGTCCGGGGTCTAATAACCTTATAGAGATAGCCCCCCCGCAAAAAAGTTCGGTACATGCTGAGATCGGGAGCTGTGCGCATGAATTGGCAGAAGCGGCTTTACTAGGAACTACCAAGTGTTCTGATTATATAGGTCGGGAGTGGGAAGGCCATACTGTAGATGAGGAGATGGCGGAATACGTCCAAACTTATGTAGATTACGTACTAGAGGCTGCTAAAGGATCAAATAAAGACTTGATTATAGAAGAATCTTTCAACTTGGACTTCATACGAGAGGGGATGCACGGAAGTAATGACGCTATCATAATGGAGTTTATGGGAGAGTTAGAGGTAATAGACCTTAAGTATGGAAAGGGAAAGGAAGTATTTGCTAAGGATAACATCCAATTAGCTTACTATGCTCTTGGATGTGCCCACGGGGAGGATTTCAAGAAAGTTAAGATGACTATAGTACAGCCTAGAATCCAAGACCCTATAAAATCTTATACTATATCTATGGTCGAATTAGAGGCTATAGGGGATGTTTTAGGAGAGGCAGTCGATGCTACTAGGGCTGAGAATCCTAAACTTGAGTCAGGAAGCCATTGCTTCTTTTGTCCAGCTAAAGGTATATGCCCAGAGCAGAGAAAAGACGCTCAGGCTTTGGCCATTATGGACTTTGGGATAGAAGAGGTGAAGACTGAGAATAGCTTGCCTAAGCCTGATGTTATGGACGAGAGAACTTTAATGAATATTCTAGACCATGCTGACGGAATTAAAAAGTGGTTAGATTCTGTCAGTGCATATGCTATGCATAGGTTGGAGAATGGGGAATATGTCAAAGGATACAAGCTCGTTAAAGGAAGATCGAATAGGAAAGTCCAAAGCGAAGTGGAACTTAAGATGGCGTTCGGAGAAGATATATACCAGCAAAAGTTGCTCGGAATTGGTGCTCTTGAGAAGAAATTCGGAAAGAAAGAGGTGGGTGAGTTTCTATTCAAACCGGAGCCAAAGAACACCATGGCCAGAGAAGAAGATAAACGACCAGAAGTAATAATTGATAATGCAGTTAATGATTTTAATACAGTGATCTATGAGGACATGGATTTCTAACACGCTCGCAATAAAGCGAATAACGAAACTAAGGATTAAAAATGAGCGAAGAAAGAGTAGTTACACCAGAGGGAAGATTAATTTTTGACAGGTATTTATTTGAGCCAGACACTAAGAAAGATAAATACTCAGCGGCTATCCTAATTCCTAAAGATGAGGATTTTAAGCAGCTACAGGCTATGTGTATGGAAGTGGCTAATGCTAAATGGCCAAAGGGTTTACCTGAAGGAATGAAGCTTCCAGTAAAAGATACTAAAGAGTCTAGCCATGAAGAGCATCCTCATATGAAAGGGATGAAAATTCTAAATGCAGGGACTAAGTTTGCTATACCCGTTGTACGTAAAGTTAAAGGCGGAGATGACGTCTTTATTACTAGAGATGGTATTAAAGCTGGAGATAATGTTCGGTTCTCTGTAGAGGCTTGGGCTTATGATGTAGATGGAAATAAAGGGGTAGCTCTTAACTTACGAGCTGTGCTTAAGGTATCTTCTAATGAAGCTCTAACCTCTAAAGCTTCAGCTTCAGATATGTTTAAAGGGTTTATAAGTGCTGAAGAAACACCGAAAGAAGAATTTAATAACTTCGGATTTTAGAAAAGGAATATAGAGATGACTTTAAAAGAGTACCTAGAGACAAAGAAACTTCCTTTTAGGACGTTTTCACTTAAGGTGGGGATAGATCACGCTCAATTACATAGGTATGCGAACGGGAAACATATCCCATCTCTACCTAATATTGATAAGATCTTTAAGGCTACCAACGGATCGGTAGCTTTTGAGGATTGGTTGGACACATACAAAGAGGAGAGAGGATGATAAAAATAACAGACAAGGTAGTACAAGCAAGCACTATCTTTAACGATTTACTTAAAAGCGGAGTTATAGAAGGGATGGTACGAGAGATGCCAGAGAGTCTAGATAATGCTAATGTTAGTTCAGATATGATAGCGGATTTTGTAGCTTTATATATGGAATCATTTAGTACTAAGGTTAGAACTTATCGTCCTTGGAATCCTTGGTCAGCGGCTATAGCCACTACCTACACTGGAAACTTTAGCTTAATAAAACTTAATAGTCGGAGATTGGAGAGGTCTGTACCTTCTATTATAGGGTCTATTGCCCACGAATGGGGGCATTGCCTAGAGTATTATGTTAAGAGTAGAACCCCTCACTATTTCTTTAACCATGGTAGTAATTCCCCAGTTGGAAAGGATAACACTTTCCAATACCGCCTAGGTCGTATGGTTGAGTCTTATTTGGATCCTATGTAATGGAGAAAGATAAGTACGAGGTATTAGGATTAGAGGCTGGCTGCTCAGATAAGGACATAAAAAAGGCTTATCATAAGTTAGCTAAGCTTCACCATCCTGATGCTGGAGGGGATGAGAAAGAGTTTCAAGTTATAGATAAGGCTTATAAGATACTGTCCGACAAGAAGCTTAGAGCTATGTATGACAGAGGTGAGGAAGTAGACAATATCCCAAGTTTAGAGGATAAGGCTATTCAGAACCTAGCTAAGCTTTTCGATATGATTACCTCGGGAAAGACCTTCATGGCCAATCATACGGATCTTGTCGTAATGGTTAGATCCGAGATAAACGAGAGATCTATATCTATGCACTCTGATTTAGAAGAGGTGGAGCATGATATAGGAAAGATGAAGATAGTTAGTACTAGGCTAAAAAAAGCTGATTTTATACAGCCCTCTATAAGCCAGACTATTAGCTCTATGGAATTAAGAGCAGAGAATATAGAGGAGGCTCTAGATACTCAGCAAATTATGCTGGATATGTTAGAGGAATCTTATTATGAGACTATAGTAGATACTAATACAGAATGGGAGAAAGTAGAATGGGTAAAGTAGTAAAGTTGAGAAAAGCTAAGGATAGAGCTACTAAGAAGTACAATCCTTATAAATTAAACCCTCTTACTAATAAGTTAGAGTCTGCTGTTAGAGGGAGTGGTTTAGAGTCTGCTATTGTGACTGATGAGAAGGGAGATATTAAATTAGATGATGCTGGTAAGCCTGTATTCCGAGATGTTATTGAGTGGGAGACTACTGGAGGGCAGATAATGGCAATATGGACTTGTATAAAAGAGTTACTAGATCAGAGATTGGTTCCTCCTAATGAGCAGGATGCAGCTTTTGACCTTCTTACCCTTATGGCCACACTACATAGAAATAGTACAAAGACTTATAAAGCATCCCTACCTATAAACTATTTTGTAGGGACTTGGCATGTACTAAATACTTGTCGTAAATTCGACTTGTTCAAAGAGGATAAACCTCTATCGGCATCTATAGACGAGCTGACGTTGTGGTTCGCAGAACGTATAGATATATACCATGTGGTTAAGAAAGGTGAGAAGGTCGAGGAGAAGGGAGTCAGCGTTGATGATGTCCTCAGTCCACCTAAAGCTAGTAACTCTGATGAAGAGGATACTGCCCCTAAATTATACTTAAAATAAAGTTTTCAGCAAGAGATGTCCCTTATTTAACGAGATTATCTTCACTTTTCCTAGGTTATAGCCTGGGGCATTTCTTGCTGTCTTTTCTACATTTATATAATTGAAGCTCTATATCTAGTAAATATCCTTCGATGTCCACTACATACCTATCTTCGGTACAGTTCATATTCTTAGTAGGAACTCTGATCCCAGCTCTAAAGCAAGAGCCATCTCCATTAGAAATACAGCCTTGAGGAACCCAAGGACGACCTAGGACACTACCTATCTCGACTTGCTGATTGCAGCTCTGCAAGCATAAGGCTATACTGCCTACGATCATCATCAGTTTTAGATAGTTCAATAGCGTTAGAAAGAGCACGTCGTTTTCCTTTGTAATCGTTTTTTATAGTAGATAATCTCTCGAATGTTTCATTATAGTACAGATCTTGCAAGCCGAAGAATATATCTCTAGCGGCAGGAACTGCTTTTATTATTGAGTATAATAGAGCCGTCATGGCAAGCATACCTCCATAAAAAAGCTCCCCTTTATGCGAATAGAGAGGAGCTAAGCTTGTTTAACACTATAGATAGCGAAGTGTTTTAGGCTTCGTTAAATCTTTTTGCTTCAGTATATAAAGCTCCGATAACTTCCATGATCTCTGCCTGATCTAAATCTTTCATCTCTTCAAGAGCTTTTCCTGCATCGTCAATACCAGCTTGGATAATTGCCATGTCTGGAGTAGCGTCAATTAGCTCTTGGATGTAGATCATATCAGTAATACTAAGACCATCTACTAGGATCTTTTTAAGAACATTAACAGCTTTTTTGCCTGTTATTGCTCCCTCGCCCATAGCAGCGATAACTTCTTTTGTTTCTTTAATACCTAATTTCATAATATCTCCTATTAACTGTGGACGATTAAGTACGTACCACCAGTACATTTCTCTACTAAATTAATAATACGGCCAGTGCCGATTAATACGTCTAGTCTCTCTTTTAACTTCTCTGGAGTTCCAAAAAATATCTCAGTTAGCATATACTTCTCCTGTTATTTATCATTATATTCACCTGATCTATTAAATAAATCAAGTTGTTCGATTCTTTCCTTGTTACTTATATTAGGATTCTTTCGGATCTCTTCTCTAACTAAAGGCTGAAGGCCTTGAGGGACTACCCCGTCTATCCGCTGATACCTATCCTTTTCAAAATAAGAAGGGTACTGCTTAATCCAAATTGGTAGAAGTGCTCCTACTTCCTCTGGACTATCCTTAAATATATCAACTACATCTTTATATATATCTTTAGCTCTAGCTTCCATATCCTCTGGATCTACATCATCAGGGTGGAAACCTTCCGTCATAAGCTGCTTAGCTGCCAATTTCTCAGCATCTTGAGCTATCTTAAGCCTAAATAGCTGGGAGTTCTCAGTAAGCCCCTCAGTAGTCCTAGGGATCTTAGATTTAAGTATCATGTCAGGGAGATTAGTCTCCATTCTCTCTTGAGCTGACATAGGATTGAAAGAGTCTGGACTTCTTCCTCTTATTTTCGGAGTTCTAAATACTTCCGGTGTCTCATCTCTCATTTCTCTTACC